TAAAGTTTGTGTTCCTATATCAGATACAAGAGTTGCAGCACTGTTTCCTATTGTGGTTCCACCAGGTAACGTTAAGGTATTTGTTGTAGCTACTGAGTGTGGTGCACCAATAAGTGTCTGTGCGTGAGCGTTACTAGACTCACAATAAAATTTAATTTGTGATACAGCACCGCCATCATTTTTAAGATCAATAAGACCACCTTCAATAAATAAATCATGAGGTAAAGTTACATGATTACTTGCGTCTTCAATAACTGCTTTAGATGCAGGAAGAGTACAAAATACATTTTTTGTACCTGCAGAAAAATCAACCGCACTATCAGAATTAGAAGATGAGATAATAGTTGTTCTTGCTAGAGTGTCAGGTGATGCGTCAGTAACTGTTCCAAGTCCTACTTCGAATTCTCCATTTGAATTTACAATCGCGTAGTAAGTTGTGTTACTATTTCCAATTCCTGCAACAAAAGTTTCAAAACCAGATACAGCTCCAGCTAAATTAAAGGTTCCTGTACCAGTCGTTGTTGAAGTTTCTTTTACTCTATCATTTACAACCAAAGCCATTTCAACTCCTTTTTAAATTTTACGATATTCTCAAAATTGCAGCAGAAGTTGTGAACGCAGGGAATTGAATAGTGAAAGTTCCTGATGTTGCAGTTTTATCACCACCGAAATCCAACACACAAACTGCTGTGTTTGAGTTAGATGTATTATAAATCAAAGCTCCTCTTGCTGTTAAAGTTACTCCTGTAAATGATCTGTCAGCAAAATCTACGATTGCTACTCCTGAAGCAACTGAAGTGTTTTGAGATCCTTTTGCAAGTTTCCCTCCACCTGAAGTATACTGTCCAGAGGCACCAACTTGGTTATCAGTTGTAAACGAAGTTGTTGAAGCTCCTAAAGTTGCAGAGTTAGTGTAAAGTGCTAATTTAAATTGATCACCTGATGTTTGTGTAAAATCATGCTTTCCTTCCAACAGCTCTTTTTTAAATGAATTTGCTATTGCATTTGTTGTTATTGCCATTTTATGCTCCTTTTAATTTTAATTAGGGATTTGGTGAATCTAATTGTATTCGAGTCACCCCATCACTATATTCATCTCTTCTTCTGTATCCTTTTTGTAAGATACTGAATGTTTTCAATTCTTCAGTATAACGGTTTTTATACAAGTTGTACATATCAGTGGGGCCTTTTAAAAACCCAAAAGCCTCTGTCATTACACCATAGAATAATAAATTCTCAGCATATGTAGACAAATAAGTAGTTGTATTTGTAGAAGATAAATGCTGAGGAGTTTTTACATAATTAATTTGAACAGTAAAAGCTGAGCTTGGAGCTGGAGCCACTACTATGTTCGTAGGATTTTCATCCCAATATGAATAATATTTAGGTACACCAGTAACTAAAGCACTGGTATCTGGTGAATATTCTGAAATAAATGACTGGTCTCTTTTTTCAAGAAAGACTCTTGGAGTCCCTGATTGTGTTGAATCAAAAACCTGTACTCCTCTTAGATAAAGCAGATCTCCTGGTAAAACTAAATATCTATTACTCGCTGTAAAAGCAGATGTAGAATATTTACGATCCACATCCATTCCATCTACTGCTCTTGAAATAGTTAATTCTACATCATTGATAAAACCATCAACAATAGAATCTGTTAATACCGTAGAATCAACTTCAGTATAATCTCTTACTTTTGTTACTAATTCTGAAAAAGTTATTGCCATTATGATATATTTATCTGGCCTCCCATTCCAGAATGATTGGTACAAAAATAATATAACGTGGAGGGTGCGCTCGCGTCAACTGTTATATCAGTATAAGCTCCAACATTTCCAGGGGTGCCTGTAGCTGATACACCAGTGGTATATAACGAACCACCTGAATGTGTTCCATCTGATGTCGTTGAAAATCTTAGTGGGTGAGATCCTCCTGCACCGTTTGAAGAATCAGATTGATCAAATCTATATACATTTCCTTTTGTAAAACTTAGAGTAGGTTGTTGAGCACCATCTATAAAATATTTGTTTGATCCTAAAACACTTTGCACAGTTGTTGTATAAGTGGTCAAAGTTCCTGTTCCAGTTGTCGATATTGTTACAGGAGATAAATACATCGCCATTGCAGGTTTTACGTTTGTACTTGGTCTCATACCATCTGATGAAAAAGCAGAAGTGCTTTGACCAAATTCAGGAAAAGCTGTAACTACCATATTTCCACCCCCTATTTGATCTGAGGGAAACTTTTGAGGTCTAGCATCTAAAAGTGCTTGAGGGTCTGCACCATAAACTTTTGGATCTAATTGTGGATGTTTTGATTCAAATTCTGTAAAATGAACGATAGATCCATTCCATTCTTTTACCATTTCTGAATATGGAAAAGCTTGACCAGAACGGTCAGATATAGCTAATGAATTTTTACCTCTTGCAAATCTTCCCATTAATTCCTCGTTGGATAATAACTTGCAGGAGAAATAAATACAGAAGTTCTTTGTCCGTCTTCATCTAATGCTCGTTTAAGTTCGTCTTCATAATACATCTTCAATGCTTGTGTTCTTTCTGGTGCATATTTTAATGATAAATAAAAAGCAAGTCCAGAAATCATACAAGGTAAAAATCTAAAAGGAATATCAGCTGTATTTCCGTATGCTCCTGCATCTTCTATTCTTTTCAAAGTATAATAGTGTAAATGCGTGTAAGTAGTTGCATCTGGCGTTAAATACAAAGTTATAGTTGGAACTGTTTGTCTATCAACAAAATATTGTGACGGTTGTCCTGTTGATCCTTTGTTGGGTAAAGCTGCATAAGTTGATCTATCAATTTTGGATAATGTTAGATCAGTAACATTTGTTCCTGGTGATGATCCAGTCGATACATATGCCTCTAAAACATCATTAGTAGATGTAGGAGTTGTATAAGTTGCTGTACCAGCAGTTAGGACTTGAGTTTGTTTTTCAACTTTCCAAAGATGTACACCTCTGTTTCCCCACTCTGAAAATAAAACATTTAGACCACGTCTTGCTTTTTTAAGATCGTATCCTGAATTAGTTTGAAGACCACATCTTTCATAAGCCTCTTCTACAATGTCATCAATTGATAAATCAAATGCTGTAGTTCCTGATGTAGCCATTTAAACATATCCTTTATTTACTTTTACCAACGTTTTTATAATCTTTAGCTTTGCCTTTAAAAATTAAAACACCTTTTCTACCTTTAGGTGTAATTTCTTTTACTGTGACTGGTTTTCTTACTCTTCCACCCTTATTGTAGCCTGTAGGTTTCATCATACCGCCACCCATTTTACCGACAGGTGATTTACCAGACATAGCCATTTTCTTGTGCATTTTTATTTTTGAATTATCCATTAGAATACTCCTTTAAAGTTAGTTCCTTTGATGGCGATTCCGCCACCTTTCATTTTGTTTTTTTTACCTCTCAAGATTTTAAAATCATCTCCAGAAATTTTACCGTCTTTATTTGCATCAAGTTTCTTTTGACCACCGATCAGACCACCTTTTTTTACTGCATAACCAATTATATTTTTCCCTGGTCTAGATGGTCCATCTCTATCGTATTCTACACCAAAATCTGATTTAGGTTGGTTTTTTGTTTTATCTAAATCTTTACGATCTTTACTAGGAGGCCCTTGTCGTTTTTTTGGTTTTCCAGGTAATGAAGGTATCCCACTTTTAGGTTTACGTTTTCTACCTTCTTCTTTTCTTGAAATTCCTCCGTCTTTCATACCTATCTCCTTTTTTAATTCTTCTAGTCTTTTCTTTTTCTTAGACTCATTAGATTGTTTTTTTATATTTTCTTTAAGAGATTTATCAGGTTCATCAGCTTTCGCTTTCTTTTTAGAGAATATGCCAAATCCACCTGACATATATCCTTTTACATCTCCGCCTTTTTTCATACCAGGAAGTTTAGGTTGTGTTCTAACAGGTTTGTTTTTATTTTGACGTTCTTCACGTTCTTTACGGATTCTTTCAATAATCTTTTTTACTGAATCTCCTATTGGTCTTAAACCTTCTCTTCTCGGCATTTTGTTCTCCTATAAAATTTTGTACTTAGTTGTATCTATTATACCACCACATTGTTTCTTTGCAAAGGTAGCAACATTAGTTGGTTTACCGCCAACACCTTGAGCTTTACTTCTTTTCCTTGCAACGGCACTCCGCCTCTGAGAGTCTGTCATGCTTGCTGCTTTGGCAGCAGGGACGCACTTTGGATATTTTCTTTTTGATCCACTTGCAGATTTTCTTCCACATTCTTTAAAACCTCCGCCTTTTTTCTTAGATCCTATATCGACCCATTTTTGATTAAACCACTTGGTTAAACCGCCTTCTTTCATTCCAGCAGGGACACAATTAGGAACCATCTTGTTCCCTTTTTTCTTCATGCCCTTTTGGACATAACCATCCCAACATGTTCCTTGTTTAGACATATTTCATCTTTGTCATATCAATCATACCACCATCAGCTTTTTTGATAGAGTCTAAAGTTTTAGCTTGTTGTTTATGTAAGCCTGATGCTTTGTGTAAAGCTTTAGCTACTTTTTTAATTTTTATTTCACCACCGTTTTTAGCTGTAGCTCTTTTACCTTCAACTATATCTTTTACTCTTGGATTATCTGCAGGTAAACAAATTTTACCTCCGTTTTTATATCCAGATCGAATCATTTCACCACCCTGAGCTTTACCTGCAGGTTTAGGGCCTTTGAAATCTTTTCTCTTCACACCAGAAGGATCTTTAATTTTTCCCGCACAAATTTTGCTAGCATAGGCATTAGCATATGCTGACGGATAAACTTTAAATTTACGTTTCGCTGCTGCTTTCCCTCTCGGGCATAATTTGGTCATTTTTAAATTTGCTCCTGTTATAAACTTTCTTAGACTTTATCACTTTCATTCTATATCGTCTAGTCCGTAGGGCTTTAGCTATTGAGTTTTTTCTAGGCATATTTTATTTTTGCCTGATTCTATTATAGAAAAACCATATTTTTCAAGAACCGCATGAATTAATTCCATGTCGTATGCAGGATAATCATCAAATACAAATCTAGTCCCTTTAATAGATCTGTTTGCAAACCATACAGCTTCTGTAATAACATCTTTAGTCATATGTGGTCCGTCAAAATGAACAAAGTTGAAATATTCCAAATGACCATTTTCATTCATAAATTGAGTATCAGTCATTTTTATGAAATTAAACATTGGATACTCTTCAAAATCTTTTATCATTTGTTGACCCATCGTATCTGGGTAGGTAGGAGCAACTCCTTTTTGATATCCTTTCCAAGTGACATTAGGTTGGTTATCACAATGTTGGTACACTAAATCTCCATAAGGATCTATTCCAAAATGCATATAACGAAGACCTTTTAATCTTTCTTTAAAAGAATCCATTATAATTTTAGAACCAAGTCCTTCTCGGACTCCTATTTCACAAGAATAAAATCTATCTTTTGGACTGTATACTGGAGCTGTTGCGCACCATTTTTTTAGAAGGTCGTAATCTGAACTGTCGCCTTTTATCATTGGATCCTTTTCTAGCACCTCTTAATTTGCCTTCTACTTCTTTTGGAATTTGTGATCTTGATATTGGCATTAAACTAAATCGGTTGCTTTTCCTATAATTGGTTTATACTTAGTTCTACCATCTGATTTATAGGCATGCAAGAATTGTTTTCTTGGTTGGTCAGTTGTGTAACTGCAGTGTATCCATCCACTGTTTGGCTCACCTGGAGTATAAAACTCTAATATTAATTGATCAAAGTCGAGGTTCTTATTGATCCAATCAGCTAATTCAGCATTGTCTGTACCCATCACTTCAAAATCTGCCGCTTCTGCACGAGCATGTTGACTTTTTATTGAGCTACCTATTTTTAGGCATAGCTGCTCACTACGGAAACCGCTTGTCACTTTTACTCTTCCAAAATGATCTCGCACGGGTTGTAAAATATTTTCACAAAGAGCTTTTAACTTTTCAATCTGACCTGAGTTAGGATTATTATTAATATCTAAACGAATAGCAGTATCCGATTTGATTAATTCTTGTAGTGTAAAATTACGACTAAGATTCATGTTTACTCCAATATTAATTTTTTAATAGACTTTGATCCATCTATATTTGACTCTAATTCCGCCATAGATTTTATACACTGGTATTTAACTTTACCATTAGGTTTTAACTGACGTTTAGCTACACGTGCGCCCTTCAAACATTCAGACATTGAAGTTTGTATACGTGCCTCCTTGATCTCTCCGTTAATAATCATAAGTAGGGCTACCACTAATTCTGTCATACTATCTTACCTTTGTTTTCACCTTCTTTAATAACATATTTTTGTGTACCATTTTTACCATGTTCAACAGATTTTTTTAAGTCCTTTACGTAATTCATCTGCTTAGCTTCTTTGTTAATGTGTGCTATATAATCTAAAACTTTTTTAGTGACTCGTCCCGTTGCCATTTGCTCTTACCTTATCTTTTAAATGTTCAATATCTGCTAACGCTTTGTCTAATTGTTCTCTTAAAAATTCTATATTAACTTTGTTTGTCATGTTCATTTCTTGAGTTTCTTCCATTTTCTCAACGGATTTGTAAAGATCTTCCAATAAAAAATGTTGCTCCTGGTCTACAGGAACTTGTTCAGATTTTTTTAACAAATCATTTTCAAACAACTCACGTGATGTCTCTAACGACACTAACCTCGCCGTCAGCTCTGTGTATGCGAACACGCCCATTGCTACCAGCACAATCAAAGAGGCTACGGTCTTCATCGGCATTTGTACCCGTGCTTCTTCTCCGATGTTCATTGGTTTATTGGACATGCGGTCCTCCACAGAAAGCTAAAATTACTAACATCAAGATTAATAAACCTGTAAAGTAATAATTCATATTTATCCTAGTCATACGTTGACAAAGATTATCAACCATTAGACCAATTTTGTCTAGAGCACTAAAAAAACCATATATCCACTTATCTATCATTCGTATGTATTATCCTCTGCTTTTACTTTTTCTTCCATTTCGTAAAACATCTTGTCCGTATCTTCTGTAACCATATCATTATTTTCTGCATCCCAAACGGTGGTTTGGACTTTATAGTCTGGCCAGCTGTTATCAGTAGTATAACTATTAACGTGCCACAAAATACGATTATTAGGCTGAGCTGCATAATTC